GGAACGTGCTATAGTAATCTATAAACTAAGCAAAACAGATGAGTGACAAACTAAACATTGCCAATGAGATGCGACAGTTTGACCGCAAGAACAGATCATTCTACGACGAACTCACAGCAGAAGAAAAGAAAAAGTTTTCAAACTATCTCATGATACGTTGGGGATCAGCAGTGGAAGGCTCAAGGGAACTGCAAGAGTTCTATGTCATCAGTTGCAACGAACGACTGAACAAACACTTCTTTGACGTTAGCAAGCACCCCAAACTACATTGGCTCATGGCCACGTCAGTGAGTCCAGACCTGGGCACACCAAGACATCCTTGGATAGCCCCCAAGAAAAAGGAAGCAGGACTCAGTGGCAAACGCAAAGCCTTAATGGCCATATACCCCACATACAAAGATGATGAGATTGATGTAATGTGCGAGATCACTACCCAGAAAGAAATTGACGCATACAATCGTGCCGCAGGTGCTGACAAAAAATGATTGCACATGTGGTTGTCAACGGGTGTAGTTATATGGAAAGTTATGCCCACGGTGGAGGACATATTGATCTAGCTCGCCGCCTAGGATTTATAGGCAAATTTAATATACCACAAGCATCAACGTTGGCCATAGGCGGTAGTGCAAACAGCAGAATACTACGCACTACTCTCAAACACAGTTACCAGACAACTCAGCCTGTACTTTATGTGCTGGGTATGACGTTTTTGTCAAGGTTAGAGATCCCAATCTGCGAACCAGAAAACGAATTTGAAGGTCGCTGGGCAAATCCACAAAACCAGGAATTTCAGTCACGTTGGCAATACAAATGGACAAAAAAAGATTCAGATCGATTTGTGGAAACAAAACTCAAAAGCGAAGTATATTCTATATTGGATCGCATAGAAGATCTGATGTATCGCATGTTGGCAACCATAACTGATTTAAAAAGTCGAGGTCATCGTGTGATTATGTTTCAACAGGCCGACAACTTGTATCAATCGTATCTAGATAATCCCAGACTGGCCTTGTTTGATCAACCTGAAATTGTGGGAAAATTTCGATGGCGAGCCACTGCCTGGCAAGCTGAACAAGGCGTACCGCCAAAAGATTATGGACTCAATGCACCATATGTGCCGCCAGACATGACCCACCCGGCTGGCGGACATCACCAAAAACTAAATGAATATTTGACAAACTACATTCAAGAGCGTAAACTATTAACATGAGTTTTGTGTGCGAGTATTGCAAAAAGACTTTCATTAAAGAAACGTCGCTGTTGGTGCATTCCTGTGAGCCCAAACGCAGACGCTTGGCTCGAGATGAAGCAGGCGTTCGAATGGGATTTCAAGCCTACATCAAATTTTACGAAACCATGCAAGGATCGGCCAAGAACAAAACACACGATGACTTTTGTGACAGTCCTTATTATCGAGCATTTGTCAAGTTTGGCAACTACTGTGTAAACTCCAATGTAATCGCACCAGCACGTTTCATGACCTGGTTACTGAAAGCACAAAAGAAAATTGATCATTGGTGTAGTGACAATGTGTACACAGAGTACTTGATAGAATACTTGCGTGTGGAAGCGGTGGATGACGCTTTGACTCGAGCAATAGAACACAGCATGCGTTGGGCCGAGGAGACAGGCAATCCCGCACATGACTGGATGCGCTATGGCAACACCAACGCCTTGTGCTATGCTGTCACAGCCGGACGTATCAGTCCTTGGGTAATTTACAATTCAGAATCAGGACAAAAGTTTCTGAGCGAATTGAGTACGGAACAAGTGGCCATGGTCTGGCCCTATGTTGATTCAGATGCTTGGCAAAAGAAGTTTACCAACTACCCAGCGGATCAAGAGTATGTGAAAGATATATTGAACAAGGCAGGATGGTAATGAGCGCAGACATTGACATTGACTTTGCCAACAGAGAAACTGTGTTGAAATTGATTCAGCATGTGCCTGCACGACAAAGCAATGGACGCCGGCACAACTCGGGCATCTATGTAACAGACATTCCTCAAGATCCCGTCAATCAGTGTGCCGCAATAGATTACGAGGAAGCAGAGCAACGTGGATATTTTAAATTGGACTTCCTAAACATGAGTGTGTATCAGTTGATCCGTGATCCTGCACACTATGAAGCAATGCTCACAGCAAGCCCACCTTGGGAACTACTGTGGACCGACGGACCTTGGGCCTCTCAACTGGTACACGTGGGCAATTATACAGATTTGCTCAAAAAGATGAAACCAGATTCGATACCCAGGATGGCTGCTTTTATCTCAATTATTCGCCCAGGCAAAGCACATCTACAACTTCAGCCCTGGGATAAAGTATTTGCTGGGGTATGGGACGGAGATGACTCACAAGGCTACACATTTAAGAAAAGCCACGCAGTTTCCTACGCGGCCTTGGTTGTCTTGCACATGAACTTGCTCAATCAAGTCGACGCACCAGCGTAATCGATTTTCTCTTGCCTTTTCTTCGCACTATATCCAGCAGACTGCATGCTGGGCCGTGCAGGATTTCTAAGTCTTTATTGACAAAAGTTCGCAGAGTGTAGCGGAATTGTTCCCAATCACCACGCAGAAATATGTTGATAGGGATTGAGCGATTGCTTTCCCACCACCATGTGCTGGCCAGTTCTAAAAATAATATCTTAGATTCTTGATCTATCACCGCGCCGAAGTCGTAGATGGTGGTGACAACATCGTCTCGGTTCTGCACTACCCCCACATATTCTGCATTGGCATACACGCACAATGTTATGAAAGGATATTTTTCTGTTAATTTGTCAAAGATGTTGTTTCCCATTGCGGTTATTTATGGACAGCAGATTTTGGATAAACTAAATATAACATGTATTCCACCACCGCCTATCTTTATCAGCAACTTGTCCGAGTACTTTTGGTAGATACCAGTGGCGGGTATTTTACAGCGAGGTACGATCCTGTGTACGCAAAACAACTAACAATAAACAAGGGAGTGGACAATGTTCTACTATTTGAATTCATAAATCAAGACCAGAAACCGGTAAACATTGCTGGTTCTAGTTTTGTTTTCCGTGTGGTGAATCAAGCAGGGGATGAACTCTTGGTTACCAAACCCATGGAAATCTTGAGTTCGGCACTGGGCCGAGTCAAAGTAGTATTGGATTCTGCAGATACTATCAACATTCAGGCACAGCCAGCCAGTTACAGTATTCAACGCAGCGCAGGAAACTATGTGCAGGCGGTATATGTAGATGCTAACTCACAAGCCAGAGCAGATTGCAACATAGTAGACAGTGTATTTCCACAGTTTGTGCCCAGTGCAGTATGCACAGTGCCCGACATGTATGGTAAAAACAACTTTGTGGGCACAGCTCCTACACAATTTCCTGACTGGGCACTCACACCACAACCACAGAACTCTATTCAACAAACCGAATTCTACAGCAGTCACATGCCCACAAATGGTGCCAGCCTGACCACAGTGAAGTTTGATCTAGATACCTACACCGGCACAGTGAAAGTACAGGCCGCAGATAACTATGAATCAGTTTGGTATGATGTTACTGAAACTAGACAGTATCTGAGTGAAACAGTTACTGATTATTTCAATGTAATTGGATTTCATCCGCTGTTGCGATTGGCACTGAATAATTCTATTGGATACGGCGCATCGGGCAATGTGCAGGTCACCGACGGCGTGGTCACTGGTATAAGCATCACCAACGCAGGTTATTACTACGTGGCTCCGCCCAGTATTCAAATCCTTGGAACAGGATCTGGTGCTGTGGCCACTTGTACCATTGGTGATAACAACCAAATTTCTGGAGTGACCATTGTGAATGGTGGTTCAGGCTACTTGCCAATTCAATTCCAAGGTTCAATTGCTGCAACCGCGATATTCACAAACGGCAAGATTGAAAACGTTCAATATCGTTGATCTAGCGCAATAAATCTGTTATACTCAACAGATGCTAGACGTCCTTGCTTACCTGCCCGCAAAAAGAAAGCCCAGTCCACAGGGTTGGTTGAGTTTCAATGCGGTATGTTGCACCCATAATGGTAACAGTGCAGACAAACGTGGACGTGGTGGGATCAAAGCGACTGAATCAGGTTGGAGTTACCATTGCTTCAACTGCGCATACACAGCCAGTTTTATTCTAGGACGCACAGTTAGTTTCAAAGCCCGAAGATTACTGGGATGGATGGGTGTGCCAGACAATGAGATTGACATGCTCAATCTTGAAAGCCTGCGTCACCGTAGCATACACGGCATACTGGAAGATCGACAACGAGTATTCAACGCACTCAGTACTATTGAGTTTGAAGAAGCAGATGACTTCCCTCCGTTCTCAGAAGTAGTCACACCAGAGTTCCCTGCATACTGGAACTATATCCAAAAACGTAGAGTACCAGAAGACTTTCCCATAATGACTTCTATCAAAACAGATGGTGTTCATTGGGTCAGGCCGTTTGTGTTGGTTCCGTTCACATACGACAACCGGGTGGTAGGCTGGTGTGCTAGGTTCTTGGATGACAAACAGCCCCGGTATATCAATCACTCACAACCAGGCTATGTGTTTGGAACAGACTTGCAACATGCCAATTGGCAACATGTGTTGGTGATGGAAGGCATATTTGATGCACTGTCAATTGGTGGCCTGGCCGTGATGCACAACACCATAAGTGACGCACAAGCAAGATTGATTCGCAGTCTTGGACGTGAAGTCACTGTGGTGCCAGACCAAGATGTCGCAGGTGTAGAACTTATTGACCGTGCTGTGGAACTGGGCTGGGCAGTAAGCATACCTGAGTGGCCTGCGGGTTGCAAAGATGTCAACGATGCTGTAATAAAACTAGGTCGACTAGGGGCCTTGCTAACTATTATGCAAGCAAGAGAAACTAGCCGAATTAAAATAGAAATAAGGAAGAAACAACTTGTTAAAAGACTACGGACTTGATGTCCAAAGACTATTTCTAGAAATGATGTTGGAAGACGCAACAAGTTATGTGCGTGTTCAAAAC